GATACGTTAAATATAATCTCTATGATGCATATGGAAAAGAAGTTCCACTGAGTATTATTCCTGATACAGCAGACTTGGAAGACGTAACTTTCAAAGGTGACTTCATAATGGGGATTCCATTAATGTTCTTTAAATCATCTAAATGGGATGGCAGAGGTAAAAGCTTATTTGATAGTAAGAGCGATTCATTTGATGCATTAGATGAAGTTATAAGTCAGTGGATAGATGCAATTAGAGACGGAAGGGTTATGAAATACATACCCGAAAACCTAGTTCCTAAAAATGATGAAACAGGAGAACTGCTAAAACCAAATCCATTTGATAATAAATTTATAAAGGTTGGCTCAGATATGTCAGAGGATGCAAAAAATCAGATAGACATGAAGCAAGCTAATATAAATTATGAGGCATATGTTGAGAGTTATTCAAATGCCATTGATATGTGCCTTCAAGGAATAATTAGCCCTAGTACATTAGGAATTGATCTAAAGAAAACAGATAATGCAGAGGCTCAAAGAGAAAAAGAAAAAGCAACTCTTTATACTAGAGGCAAAATAGTAAAAATTCTTACAGATGTAATTCCAAACTTAATTGATATAGTATTAAAGGTTAATGATACTATGAATAATAAAGTTCCCGGAGAATATGAGGCTTCAATTTCATTTGGTGAATATGCATCGCCCTCATTTGACAATGTCGTTGAGATAGTAGGAAAAGCTAAAACTTACGGAGTAATGTCAATAGAAAAGGCAGTTGATGAAATGTATGGAGATACAATGACAGATGAAGAAAAAACCTTAGAAGTGCAGAGAATAAAAGAACAAAATGGAGATATACAAGCAGAAGAGCCAAAAGCTGTAGATGATAATCAGGACCTAAATAATGATAATGGTGATTTAGATGAATAAGGATGATAAAGATAAATACTATGATATTGGAGAAATATTTAGGCAAATGGAACTAGACTTAATTGCTAATATGAAAAAAACATTTAAATATCATGAAAAAGAGGAATCGGAAGAAGATTTTAAATGGGAACAATGGCAAAGGGGGAAACTGAGGGCCTTATTAGCCTACAGGAGGAAGAACAAACAAATAACTGACTCGTATTCCAAAACCATTTTAAAATCAGTAGACGAACAGATAGGAAGAAAATATAAAGACGCAGAAAGTGGATTCGTAAATTTATTGAAAAAAGTAGTGAAAAGAATACAATCTGTTTTTGGCTATAAAAAAGCCGAGATAAACGTCCCAGATGATATACAAGAACAGCAAAAGATGAGAAATTATATAGATGCAATGTTAGGTCATAAATCACCGGTACAAGAAGATAATAATTTCTTTAAAATGAATGATAAGAAGCTAGAAGCTTTACAGGAAGTTGTTAAAAATGATTTAAAGAAAGCTCAATCATCTGTCTTGCGTAAGATGGATGATGTATATAGACAAACAATATTTAAAAGTCAGGTATATCTTCAAAGTGGTGTGACGACAGTATATAAGGCTATAGATATGGTTACCAAAGATTTTCTTAATAAAGGTATTGATAGTATTACATATAGCAATGGTTCAAAGATGAATATTGCAAGTTATGCAGAAATGTGTTTAAGAACAGCAAATCATAGAGCTACTTTATTAGGAGAAGGAAAGAAGCGTGATGAATTTGGTGTTCACTTAGTTGTTGTAAGCGCTCACGCAAATACATGCTCTAAATGTGCTCCATGGCAAGGCAAAGTATTAATAGATGATATATTTAGTCATCCAAGTCAAGAATATATTCAAGAGTACAGCAAGAAGTATCCACTATTAAGTGAAGCTGTAAAAGCTGGTCTACTTCATCCCAATTGCAGACATTCGCTTACAACTTACTTTGAAGGAATAACTAATATTCCTAAGATACCAGATGAAAAAGAAGCTGCTGATACTTATAAAGCTGAACAAAAGCAAAGGGAAATGGAAAGAGAAATTAGAAAGTATAAGCGTATTGCAGCAGGATCTTGTGATGAGGGAAATTTAAAATATGCTCAAGATAAAGTTAAACAACTAGAAAAGGAATTGAGAGGATTCTTAAAGTTACATCCAGAGCTTAGAAGGGCCCATGATAGAGAAAAATATTAGTTTAGGAGGAATGTATAAATGAAAAAATTATTTATATCGCAACCAATGAGAGGACTTACAGATGAAGAAATTCTAAAAGCAAGAGAAGAGATTCGTATGAAAGCAGAAAAGACAATAGGAGAACCAGTAGAGTTAATTGATTCATTTTTTGAAGATTTTAAGCCTATAGGCAATATTCCAGTATGTTATTTAGGGAAGTCAATCAGTAAGCTTGCTGAAGCAGATGTTGCCTATTTCGGCGGTGATTGGAGAAATGCAAGAGGATGCAAGATTGAACATGAAGTTGCTGTTCAATATGGAATTGATAGAATGGAAGATTAAGTCTTAGAAATAAGGCTTTTTATTTTGTCCAAAACGTGCTTAAGACGCTATAAAAGATGCATGGAATTAAAAGCCGACAGGCTATAAATGGAGGTATTTTATGTTTGTTCAAAATTGTAATTTGAGAAAAAGGCTGGGCATGAGTAGGTTAATGGAAGCTGATGCTGGAGCAGGTGCAGGTAGTGAAGGCGGTTCAGCAGAAGAGATTGAAGGAGGGGCAGAAGAAAATAAAGAAGAGGAAAAACAAGAAGAAAAGACCTTTACTCAAGCTGATGTCGATAAGATGATAAAAGATAGGGTTGCAAGAGAAAAGAAAGGTCAACTTTCCGAAGAAGAACTTAAGGCTTATCAAGAATGGAAAGATAGTCAAAAAACTGAGGATGAAAAGAAGAATGAAAAATTAACACAGGCTGAAATTAAGGCAAAAGAAGCAGAAGAAAGAGCTTTATTAGCTGAAACAAAGGTTACATGCTTATCTAAAGGCGTTAATGCTACTTCTGTAGATGATGTTGTTGTATTGGCTAAAGCTATGGTATCAGATGATGTTACTATAGATCAAGCAATTGACAAGGTATTAGAAAAATATCCTCATTTTAAAGGGGAAGCTGCTACAGAAGAACAAAAGGGATTTAAAAAAATAGGAGCCCCAGGAAGTAAAGGGAGTAAGGCAAATGAAGAAGCTTTAAAGGCTGCATTTGGAATAAAATAATTAATTTTAAGGAGATGATTACATGCCAGTATACGATTATGCTGAACAATTTACAGACTTATTACAACAAAAATATGCTATAGAATCAAAATCTGATGATTTAACAAAATCAAATTTAGGAGTGCAATTCATAAATGCACAGGTAATTAAATTGCCTAGAATGTCTTTAAGTGGTTATAAAGATCATACACGAACAGCAGGCTTTAATTCTGGAACTATGTCAAATGATTGGGAAGCAAAGAAACTTTCTCATGATAGAGATATTGAATTCTGGATTGATCCAATGGATATTGATGAAACCAATCTGACTTTATCAACTGCAAATATCCAAAACACTTTTGAAACAGAACAAGCGATTCCAGAAAAAGATTGCTATAGATTCTCAAAGCTTAATGCTGAAGCAGTAACATACAGTGCTAAAATTGATAATACTGTAGCAGATGCAGCTACTTTCTTAAATATATTTGATGAGTTTATGGCTAAGATGGATGAGGCAGGAGTACCTTCGGAAGGTAGAGTACTATATATAACTCCTTCCATGAATAAGGTTGTAAAAAATGCGGAGGGAATGCAAAGAACTATTATGATAACAAGTCCTAATAGTATTAATAGAAATATTTACAGTTTAGATGATGTAAATATAAAGATTGTTCCGGCAGCTAGAATGAAAACCAAATACAATTTCACCGATGGTTGTGTTGCAGATCCAACAGCAAAACAAATTAATTTCATATTAATTCATCCATCATGTGTTGTTTGCAGAGATAAATATTCTTATATTAAGCTATTTACACCTGGGACTGATTCAAGAACAGCAGATGGTTATTTATATCAAAATAGAAACTTTGGTGACTTATTCTTACTTGAAAAGAAAATTGACGGAGTTGCCATGAATGTACAAGCTTAGGAGGGATTTAGATGAAAGCAGTTAAAGGGAATAAAGTTTATACAATAACTGAAACTGAGAAGGATAGTTATAAGAAACAAGGCTTTGATATTACAGATGATGAAGGAAATGTAGTTGAAAATGGATTAGGTAAATCTATTTCATATGATAAATATAAAGAATTAGAGGATAAATGTACAACCCTTGAAAAAGAAAATGAAGAATTGAAACTTTCTGCAATGACAGTAGATCAGTTAAAAGCATATGCAGCAGATAGAAAAGTTGACTTAGGGGATGCAACTACTAAAGAGGCAATCTTATCAAAATTTAAAGAAACTAAATAGGATGTGATTATATGGCTTATGTAGATGAAGCTTACTATTCTACATTTAGTGGATTAATAACAGATAGGCTTGATAGTAAATTAGAAAAAGCTACAGATCAAATTAATTCACTTACTTATAACAGAATTGTAGGTAATGGATTTGATAATTTAACACCATTTCAACAGGATAAGGTAAAGAAAGCGGTATGTCTTCATGCTGATTTTGTAGAAAAGTATGGAGAATATATCGACATGCCTTTAAGTGGTTTCAGTGCAGGTAGTATTTCTGTTAATTTTAATGCTAATAAAGTTAATGGAATTACTACTACACAAGAGGTATTAAATTATCTCAATCAAACAGGATTAACATGTAGGAGGTTATAAGCATGGGAATGAAATTGCCTTTTCCTAGATTTCAAGCTAAGACAGATATAAAAGTCGTAGGCACTGTTATGGGTGAAGAAGGAGAAGAAGAAACACCACTATATGAAGGTAAATGTATTTATACTGATAGAACAAAACAAGTGTTAAATGCACAGAGAGAACTTATAACTCTTAGTGGAAAAGCTGTTATTGAAGGTGATATAAATCCAGGAAAAACAATTCAAGGTTATATTAAAGTCAATGGAGCTAATAAAAAGATATATGGTGCTGAAAGGCCACTTAATCCCGATGGCTCAGTTTTCTCAACGGAGTTGAATTTACAATGAGCGTAAAAGTAACTGTTAAATTAGATAAAGCTAAGATTAGTCAATTAGATAAAGCAAGTAAACAAGCTTTTAAAATGACAGTTGAAGCATTATTAAGTGATATAAAAACTAGTGCTGTAGTTCCTAAGGAGCATGGAACATTAGAGGATAGTGGTTTTGTAGATGATTCTGAAATAGAAAATATGGTTGCATCTATAATTTTTGATACTCCATATGCTAGACGCTTATATTGGCATCCTGAGTATAAATTCAGAACTGATAAGAATGTTAATGCAGGAGGTAAATGGATGCAGCCATATGTAGATGGAGATAAAAAGAATTTTGTTATAGAAACTTATATGAAATTCTTAAAACAGCTTAGTAAAGGATTGGTGAAATAATGTTACTAAGTGAAGTAAAAGACTATTTGAAAACAGTAATATCTTGCCCGCAATGGTACACTGGGCGAATTGATGGAACTGTAGAACAATGTATAGGAATATATGGAGTTGAAGGGCCAAAACCAAACATAGCCTTAGGGGGGTTAGCTAATACAAGCTATTCTACTAAGGCTATTTCTATATTAATACATTGGGGGAAAAACTCAAATACAGCAGAACAAAAAGCCCAAGAGGTGTATAATGTTTTGTTTGGCCAGAGTGCCACTGTAGGTGGTAAAAGAGTAAAGAAGTTTGATATGAGGACATCAGAGCCAGTTCCAGTTGGAACTGATAGCAATGGTGTCTTTGAATTTGTGATAGAAACAGTAATTTATTTTGAAAGGTAGGTAATGTTAAATGTTTGAAAGTGGAGTTTATCCAGTTTATGACACAGAATTTAAGATTGGTACAAAAGGAAAATCAAGTACTGATTCAGATATGAAGTCTATAGCCGATATGGAAACATTCTCTATGAAGATTGATGGAAAAACAGAGAAGTGGACATCAATGACTACAAAAGGATGGGAAAGAGCTTTAATGACAGGTAAAGGATTTTCTATAAGTTTAAAAGGGAAACGAAATGTTGGAGATGCAGGAAATGATTATGTAGCAGCTACAGCATGGAAAGATGGATTAGATTGTAGTACTAAAGCAGCAATAGTATTTCCTAATGGAGATAAACTTGAATTTGATTGCGTAATTGATGTAACTAATCCGGGTGGAGATGATTCAAGTAAAGTTGCACCACTTGAATTTGAATTAATAGGTGATGGAAGGCCAAACTATACAGCAGCAACAACTACAACACCTTAGGAGGGATATATAAATGGGAAGAAGATATAATATAGTAAATAAAATCATGAATGCAAAGGAAAGAGCAGAAATCGAGATTGATGAAGATCATGTTTTTAGAATAAATGATAGCTTTGCAGCAGCAATGATGATTAAGGCTA